TCTTCTAAAGTGTTCTCTTTCAAATCCGTGTTCGTTCATAACTCCTTTATGCATTTCAAAACCTTTTACTTCTAAATGACCCATTGCAATTTGTGATGTAGAGTTATCAATCTGAAAGATAGTATCTTCTCTATTATCGTCACAAATCCAAGGTATAAACAACATATCTAAACCACCAATATTTACTTCGGTTGCTCTTGTATATATTTTTATATCAGGCCCTAGATTTAAGTTTTGTATGGCATTGACTTCATTTGTATTCTTATAATAGGTGTCATGGTTACCTAATATAACATGAGTATCAATATTTAATTCTTGTAATCTATTCCAGAATTTCAGTCTGAAATTGTGTGCTGTATTGTGGTTTATAAACTTACGTCTATCAACGACATCTCCTAAATGTACTAATGTATCTATCTTATTCTCTATTAAATAGGGAAAAAATAGTTCATCATAAAATCTATTCTGATAATTGATGAAGTGTGGAGAATCGTTACGGCAACCAAAATGAGTATCGTTTAGTAATGCTATCTTCATACTTGACTTAACTTAAAAAATAATCTAAAGTGCTTGTCTTCTTTCTAGGTTTACGTTTCTTTTTAGATTTAACTATTTCTTCAGCAATCTTTTCTTGTGAATCCATAGGTAAATTTTTCTGTAAGTATTCCGTCATCTGATTCTTAAACTCTCGGTCTTCACCTGGCTGTAGAGCAAAGTCATCTAGATTAGATTTACTTATCAGTTTGTGTTTAATTGTAACTTGCTTTTTCTCTTTTTGTATTCTTCTAATAAATGCATAGTAGATTATTTGAGTAAAGTAAGCAAAAGGATTATTTGATTTTTTACCATCAAAGTTGTCAAGATATTGTAAACAGTTTTCAATACCATCTGATATCATATCGTCTTTAAATGTGTAGTTTATAAAATTAGGTCTGTATGAAAGATGATTCGCAATCTTTAAAAAACAACTGCCAAGGTAGTTACCCACCATTGGTTTAGGCTCTTTCAATCTTATTGCTCTACGTACGGCTTTTCTGTACGCAACCATGGCCACCAAGAACTCTTTATTATTTACGTAATGTTCTTTTTTTTGTTTGTTATTCATAATATTAATATACTATATTTTTTCTTAATTGTCAATGTTTTAAGACATTTGGAGCGGGTCAAGGGAATCGGACCCTCTACCTAATCGTTGGCAACGATTCGCTCTACCAATGAGCTAGACCCGCCTCTCAAAAATTTAGTTTCAATTACTAAATCCTAACATTGACTTTCGGTGAATTATATGTATAATGAACGGTGTAGCCGTTTGATAAGGAAGCTTGGAGTACCAGCGTCCTTTAATGGATTGTTCCTTCTTCATCATCATCATAATCTTCATCAAATATCTCGTTAATCTTTTTATTCTCACCACTGGAAAACTTAATCATGGGTTTCTGTTTATTATTATCCACCATTGGTATGTCATTATATTCATTAACAACTCCCATATAACTCTGTGTCATACTACTATTGGCATTTGTGATGGTCATTATCTTATCTTTTGGAATAGTTATCTTAACATCATTGGTGTAAGCAGTCCATCTTATTAATGCAATGTAATCCTTAAATCCGGAAACGGTGATTTGAGGAACGTATTTGATAAGTAAAGGTTTTACAATACTAATAGATTTATTAGAGGTGTGCAATTGTTTGGCACCAATAGGTAAATCGCAAACAATATCATCACCATTTACTAATTTAATTATCTTAATGTTATTTTCCATCTTATTTTTCCTATTATTTATTTATCTTTATTTAGCTCTGCCAATACACAATGAGTACCACCAGTCTTTGTTGTCATGTCATAATTTAAAAACGATGTTTCTTTAAATACTTTCATATTATACCAACCTTTGTTTCTGCCAGGGTCTTTTTCTTCGTTAGGCAAATAATCATGGAAAATAATTTTAAAATGATTTGTAGTTCTTTTTAATATTTCCTCACAATCATAAGCGTCAATTGAACCATCAACAAATACAAAATCAAAATCTCTAACATTGTACAGTTTCCAATAATCAGAGCTTTTACAATGGTATCCGTGTATCTTATCTTCTATACCAATATACTCAAACACATTGTCTTTATCAATAGTATGTACCTCTGCTCTGTTTGTTATTAAAGCAGTTGTACTTTTACCTGTACCGGTACCTATTTCTAATATCTTTTTAGCATAACGACTTTCTTTTAATAAAAATCTAAAATCTTGATCTGAAATCATTTCAATTCTATATTGTGTATCTCATAATTAAAATCTTCACCATTGTAAATATTTATCCGTTCTCTAAAGTGTGCCAATGTATAATTCTCTTTTCCATTATAACTTATGTCATCTGCTATATCATATAAGGTCGCAGCTGAATTATTATCCTTTAATCTTAAACCTCTACCAATTGATTGTAAATTTCTTACACGTGACTTACTAGGACTTGCAAAAATAATGTTGTGTAAATTCTTGATATTTATACCTGTACTAAATGTTCCATAACTTGCAACAATAATAGCGTCATCTGATTTTTCTGTAATAAATCTTATAGCTTCTCTGTCCTCTGTTTCAACTCCACCATGTACAAAGAATACTTTTCTATCCTCTGCCTTTTCTTGTATTAGAGTTTTTAATATTTCGCCATGTTTTTCTACGTATTGAAATAAACATAATGTATTACCTTTTAGATTAATCGCCAAGTTTCTAATATACTTATTTCTCTTTTCATTAGCAACCAAGTAATGCATTTCTTCTTGATAAGTCTTATCTTTCATAGTATGCCTGACCTCTTTGTCGTGTTGCAATACTAAACATATAATTTTTAAATCTGCTAGTTGTTTATTCTCTTGTAATTCTGTTGTAGTTATAACCTTATTTACAGTACCAAAAAGTCCTTCTAACACTAGTTTATGTGTTTTTGTTCCATCTAATGTACCTGTTAAGCCAACTCTGTACTTACATTTATCTAATTTAGTAAGTATTTTTGTAAGTGAAACTGCCTTAAATAAGTGTGCTTCGTCTCCTATGACCATACCAAACTGTTTAAACCATGCTTTTGGTTGATTGTATATTGATTGCCATGTTGATATTATAACGTCTTTGTTTGTATCTTTGTCATGTCCTTGATATATTCTATGTACGTTTTTCTCTGGTGTCCAACCATAATCGGCAAAATCTTTAAACAGTTGTTCTACTAGTGATGTTGTTGGCACTATAATAAGTACTTTTTTCTTATTCGGTTTAAGTCTTAACATATTGAATCGTACCATTAGATATACTATTAGTGACTTACCAGAGGCAGTTGGAGATAATAGAAGACATCTATTCTTTCTAGTAGCATATATAAATGCGTCTCTTTGATAGTCTCTTATTTCCATTGGTATTTTAAGTGCCTTTAAAAAACCATCTACTTTCTTTTCATCAACTTCTACATCTTTTATCTTTGCACCATCTACAATCTGTACTTTATTATCTTCGCACCACTTTAATATGTAAGGATATAAACCAGCATAGATTTGTCCAGTTGCATATGAGAATAATCTTATTTTTCCATCCCATACTCTGTTACGATATGCAGGAGTAAACTTATAACCTGGAACTTCAAAGCAAAAATACTCTGATAATTCTCTACGTATAGCAGCGTCGGCCTCTATCTTAATATAGACCTCGTCAACCTTATCAACTATTAGGTATTTAACTATTGACATTATGCAAAAGACGGACCAACGATCCAACCAACTAAAACCTTTCTTGTTCCTTTGGTAACCTTATGTACTTTATGCCAAACAAATGATGGAAAAGATATAATTGTACCTGTTGTAAATTTACCTGTAAACTTTTGATTTTGATTATTACCTTTAGGAGTTGGAGTAGCTAATTCAAACTCGCCTCCTTCATAGTCTTCATTTAAAATCAATGTAAAACTTATCTTTCTAATGAAACCATTATCATATGGTTTAGTATGAGAATCTATATGCCAATCGTAATGATCTCCTTCTTCATATATTGTATATTGAAAAGGTTCAAATTCAACTAAATCAAAATTCCAACCTGCTGATTCATTATGTTTATTAATAATGGTATTCATATCATTATATAGAGTATCGTTTTGTTTAATCCATGCAACTTTACTACTACGATTTTTACCATTACCGTCTTGTATTTTGGCTTCATTCATTTTTAATGTATCACACAATGAAATTAACTTTTTACAATAGTCTGGTTCAAACTTTCCCATACTGACACAGTTGGTATTATTTAAATACATTATACTGCCCCACTTGTAAATCTTTTCCAATCAATTGCATTTTTAATAGTAAATGTACGATTGGTTATTTGTCTTAATGTTCTATCTAAAAAGTCTACGACAACCTTTAAGTACTCAACCTTTTGTGTTGCCTTTTGTACCACTTCATCAGCATTTATATATTTGTCAACGTCTGTTCTTAATATCTTTAGATTAAAAGGTTTTAAAATGTATACTTGTGGGTCTGATTTACCCGAATAGTATTCCCATTTCTCACGATTAACTGTTCTTAATTCATCTTCAGCACGTGTTAATAGTAACTTAAATTTAGTTAAGTGTTTTAAATATTTGTTATGTAGGGCTGGTGTTTTTAAAGACTCAATGTCTAACTCTATGTCGTTAAGTTTTAAATCTTTGTCGGCTTGTTCTTGTAATTGTTCTAAATCCATAATATCTCCAAATTTCTTTCATTGTGTTACAGGTCTTAATATCTTCTATTAAGATGTTGTAACGCTAGTTTTTTTGCCTGTTAAAGCAAAGTCATATATCTTGTAGTCAAATGTTACAGTAGCAGTTAAGTAATCTACATCTGTTGCTTGTTGGTTATAGCTTAAACTTGATAGTGATATAGGAAATACATCACTGAATCTAACTTCTAAAACCGAGTTGTTTTTGTTTGATAGTACTGATAGAGTTGCGTCTGAAAATGTTCCACCAGTTGATGGTGATCCATACTTAACACGACCAGCGTCGCCTAATATACTTGTATTACTTGTAGGGAATCTATCTTTTCCACTATCTAACAAGTTACTAAATTCTTTATGATCTGAGGGAAAACCAAAACCTCTTAACCAACCATGTATCTCTTGGTAGTTTTCTAAATTTTCATCAACCATAAAAGATACTACAAGTCTTTCGTAGTTTAACTTTTCTCCTGGTAATGGAATATCTTTAAAAGGTGTAGATTGAGAATAACTATCTGATAGAGATATGCCTGGTAAAGTTGCAGCCGTACAAAAGTATTCTACTTTAGGAAGTTTAAGAATACTAAACTTAAACTGTGTAGGACTTGCATAATCTAATTTTGTTGGTTGTCTACTTTGTGTTGTTGTCATACTATTATTTATCCGTGTCCTTATCTATTTCTTCCCACTCCTTTTCAGTAGATTTTTGTTCTAAAACCTTTTCGTTATCTGTTAGAACTCTATCTTTTTTTTCAACTTGTTCTATCTTATCTTCAATATTATCTAAAGGATTTGCCTCTGGAGTATAAAAGAAACCAAAGTAACATAATAATACAAGTAGTATAATTACTTTTAAACAAACAATTATAACTAACATGCCTAATATTGATCTTAATAAATTCTTCATATACCTATTTATGTTATTTTCTTTCCCATATCTTTAATTTACCGCCTTCGGCTACCGTCATTTCTTGTTTACCTTGTTTTTTATTACTACGACATGTATCCCAACAAGCAATAGGACCTCTATTATTTTCTAAAGACTCATAGAAAGCCTGCCAATGATCGTTACTCAATATGTCATTTACGTGATCATAGTCTTTAAGATAACTGTTTTCTGCTAGTTTTTTAAACTCAGGATCTTTCATCATTCTTTCTGTATCACAATGACAACAAGGTAATACCTGACCTCTATTAGTAACAGCCAAATTCATATCTCCATTAAAACACATAGGTTTTATTTTAACATTTTCATCATACAGTTTAGTATTAGATTTTTCTACATCTCCTCTTTCTGTATATTCACTTACGTGTGGAAAATTAAATTTAATCTTTTCCTTCAAACTCATCTACTTCAATTCCTTTTTTTTGTTTAGGCATTAATTTATCGGCTTCTTTATTATCCCATCTACCACTATTTATTACATTAAATATAACGTCTATTTCTTCAGCCATTTTCATAGCCGTTTCTACGTCTTGTTCATTGTAATTAAAAACAATATATTGCCATATAGGTTTCTTATTTAATATCTGTCTGGCCATTTTTAATCTCTCAAAATGCATTTCACCATCTTGATGTACTCTATACTTGTGACTATCTTTAGGTAATCCATCTATACCAAACCACCATTGTGAATCGGGATTGGCTTCAAATGCTTCCTTAAACCATTCGTCTGATTTATAATTAGAAGCAGTATGTACTTGACTTACTAAACCTTTTCTTTTTATCATTCTTAACATATCTATAAAATGTGGGTGATGTATTGGGTCTGAATACTGACCACAAAATTGTATTCTAGCAAAATAATCTGTAATTTTATCAAATTCTTCCATTGTTATATCTCTGCCTGGTATTGGTTTCTTTTTTAGTCCACCTTTACCATCACTTTCATACGTTTGTCTAGCACAACGTAAACATTCTAGTGGACACCTGTGTGATAAATCTAAATTAACCTTGTTTGATATAAACTTTTTATTTCTATGAGCCAATTCATGCCATTTTTTATTATCAATTACCATGCCTTTAATAATTTGATGGTTGATTAATTGGATGTTTTTTTCACTCATATATTATATCCACTCTCGTTTGTTTGTATTATTAATGTATGTTCATAAAAATACATGTCGTATATTGTTGGAACTCCTATGAGTACATTAAGAACTATTAAAATCCATATGAGTTTGTTAAAAAACTTTTGTGTTCCTTCGTCTATCTCTGGTTCTATACGTCTGTCTTTAATCATAATTAACTCTACACTATATTTATACTATCTTCCAGGACCACCAAATAGGGCAAGTATCACTAATGCTATTATCAGAATTGCTGTAAACAAATGACTGTTAGGGTTCATTGTTATCCTCCTTCTTATTGAGTTTAAATTTCTGGATTATTTAGGCCAAAAAAAAGGGCCCGAAGGCCCTTTTTTAATAATGATATCGTTTCTCTTACGATTACATAATGTTTGATACTTTAACTTTTTGGTAGTATCTGTTTGAGTTAGGTGTACCTGAATCTGTGATTCCTGTAACTGCACCTGAAACAGCACCAGTTTCCGCAAAAGGATTCGCAACTAAACCGTATCTAGTTTTGAAACCAATTTTTGGTTGGAAAGTATCTTGACCAACTGCTCTTACCATTTGTAATGGAACATAAGGACAGTAGAACATACCAGCGTCATAAGGTGAAGTACCTTTGTAACCAACAACGTAGTATTGGCTAGCGCTTGAGTTTGCACTGTATGGATCAATGTATACTTTAAATCTACCGTTTAATACACCAGCAAATGTACTGCCTGTGTCGTCAACGTTTAGATTGTTGTTTAAAGCAGGTGTGTAATCTAAAACACCGGCCATTTGTAGAGCAGAAGCGACATCAGCAGAACAAATAATCATGTTCCCTTTACCTCTTCTTGTTCTTTGAGCGATTCTGTTTGCGTCTCTTTCCAATTGGAACATAAGACCTTTGAATCTCTCAACAGACCATCTACCGTTTGAGTCAGTATCTAAATCAAAGACACCAGCAGTAGTTGTGTTAGTAGCAGCACCCTTTTCAGAGTTTATGTAAACAGCTCTTACAACTTCTCTGTTGATTTCCGCAAGGATCTCAGCAGATAGAATGTTTGCAAGTTCAGTTTCAGCGTCTAGACCGTGGATTGCTTTTAAATCTTGAGCAAGTTCCATAGTGTATTCAGCCTTTAGAGCTCTACTTCTAGCAGTAACGGTTGTTTTCTCAATTGAGAAAGCCATTTCAGCAAAAGCATTGCCAGCAGCGTCGCCTAATGCTTCAGCGGCAGCTGTTGTCATACCTTGACCTTTAGTGTATTCGCCTACAGGACTGTCGTTAAGAACTGAAGGATTTGTTCCTCTTTGTTCAGTAACACCGTCACCAGCAGCTGAATCACCAGCAGCATTTCTAGATGAGTAATCAGAATCAGCTTCGTCAAACATAGCTTCGTTGCCAGTTGCTGAAGTGTATCTTGATCTCATTGCGAAAATAAGTCCAGTTGGACCAGTCATCGGTTGTACGCCAGCGATATCGTAAGCGATAAGGTTAGGCATAGCTCTTCTTACTAATGAAATTAAAATTGGATCCCAATTTGAAGTTCCACCAGTGTTATTCGTAGGAGCAGCTTCGCTTAAGAATGCTGAATCCTCTTTCATTGCACGTTCTTGGTTTTCCAAGACAGTTGCAGTAACGGCTCGTTTGTAAGAGTCACTGATTTTTGGTAAATCAGGGTGCTCTAAAACGGGCTGCCATTTTTTTTCGTATTGTTCTGATAAATACATGTTTTTTATCTCCCTATTATTTTTATTTGTTAGACAATTTAATGTCTTTTGTTTGACTTATAGCGGCACTATAAGCAGCCATCGCATTGCTAAGATCCTCGTTAGAGTTTCCTTCGCCAGCCGCTACTTCATCTATACCGTCACCAGTAACAGTCTTAGGTTTGAAATAAGATTCTTTTATGATACTTACTTTTGCTCTAAAATCGGTTTCTGTTGAATAATCTACTTCTTCAGCAAGTTTGTTAAACTTTTCTTTTGCAGTTTCAGTTAAGTCTTTTGAAGCTTCATCTAAAATTTCAGCTTGTTTAAACTTGTTACCTAATTTGCTTAGTTCAACATTCTTCTCAATTGATTCGTTAAGTTTCTTTTCTAACGTTTCAATTTTTGAAGCTTGATCTTCAAGTACATTATATTTTTCATCTGGAACATTTATGTAATGGTCTTCAAATAATTTTTTAAGACCACTGATAAAGTCCTCAGCGATTTCGCCTTTGATTCCTCTTTCTAAAGCAAGTTCGTTTTCTTTCATCCATTCTTCTACCACGTATGATAGATAAGAATCAACTTTTTCAACTAACTCAGCTTTTGCTGTAGAGGTTTCTTCTTCGAATCTTTTGTTAAAATCTGCTTCAATTTCTTCTGAAATTTCTTTTACTTTAGATTTAATTGCAGTTTCAAAAATTGTTGCAGCTTTTGTTTTGAACTCTTCCGATAAATCAGATTGTCCAGCGATTAAAGCTTCAACATGTTCTTTTACGTCTATGTCTTTTGCTTTAACTTCTTCGTCCTTCTCGTCTTCTTTTTTCGCTTCAACTTCTTCTTTTTTAGTATCAGCTTCCTTGTCGTCTTTTTTGTCAAGGTATTTTTTCAGACCAGCTGGCATTTCGCCTTCTTTAACTGTTTCTTTATCGTCAGCGTCCGTAGTTTCTTTAGCACCTTCTTTTTTAAGTGTTGGCATTGCGTCAGCAGCACCTTGACTTTTTTGAGCAGGTTGTCCAGAAACTTGTTTAACTGTTTTTGAAGCATCCGGGTTACTGTCTGTAGGTTTAACTACAGCCGCACCTAAATCCTCAGCACTATTTGATAAGTGATTCGGTTCAGCTGCAACAGCATTTTTTTTCGGAAGATCAGCAGACGGATTGGCAGTATTTTCTGCTACGTCTTTCTGGTCTTTTGTTACTTCAATGTTTTTTAAGTTTTCGGCCATTGAGATATCTCCTTCGTATTAATTTATTTTCTTTAACTAGTTATAAATTCTTGTGTATATTTATAAAACTAGAGTTTTTTAAGAAAGTCCTTAAAGACTGTCGCTTTAGCTTCCGCCAATGCAACGCTTTTCGCTCTTTCAATACTCGCTTTCCAGGCATTTAAGTCCCTTTCAACGAGAACGCCATTGTCCCATACCCACTCTTTACTCTCCATTATGCCTTCAACGAAAGCGTCCGGAGCTGATGGATCTGCAACAATATCAGCAGCAGTAGCTAAATAAAAATCTCTACCTACATAATTTACACCGCCTCTTGTTTGTAATGAACCCATACCTCTAGACGATACTCCTAATTGAGCACCCTCATCAATAAGACCTTTTACAATCTTACCATATGGTGTATTCATTATTTTTGCTTCACCAATAAAATTAGAACCATCTGGATAGAGTTTAGTAATCATATGTGATACTCTCTCTAGGTTTACTGTTGGACTGTCTGGATGTCCAAGTTCACCAAATGCTCTTTTCTTGTTGATAAATTCTGCGTTATATCTTCTTACTTCGTTGTCAAGTATGCCTTTTTCATAGACACGTCCATTTTTATTTTTAATCTCTGCTTGTAAGAAAACACCTCTAATTTTATAGTCTTTCTTGCCATTGGTTTCTTCAACCAACATTTCTGACTGTGTAATTTCTTCGGATATTAGTTTCATATATTCCCTCTTTTAAATACTTATCTATATTTATAAGATTTTTTATCTAAACTCTAACAAAATCGTATAATTATCGCCAGCTGCAAAGTTCTTTGTAGATAGTAATATGTCACCTGTTGGTGTCGTTGCATTGTTAGATATAGAGTTTCCAGAGGTTCTTAAATCCCAGTGACCATTTCCAGAAATTATTGCTAATGTTGAATTAGTTGCACCTGCCCACATTAATTCTACTGCTGATCTATTATTTGAAGTACTAATTGAGTACCATACTTTAGCTAACTTTCTCTCACCATCTTCCGTCATAAATGTAAGTGCTGAAGCGTCAACCTTATTGACTAAAGTTTCTCCAGTACCGTCTGAAAAATTTGTAAGTTTAACTACATATTTTATACCAGTTGTATCTGATATAGTTTGTTTTGTAACTGTATCTGCCATATTTTATCTCCTATTGTGCGTCATAGTAAGTTTTTGATAACTCACCACGATCTACTGTAGTTCCTTTTTTTCTAGTTTTTATATAAGTTTGTACTGTATCACTAGTTCCTGGTTTAGTGTATGTTCTTATTCCACTAGCAACTGTTGAATTAGCACCGGCGGCTGAATCACTATAAGTTGCACTTACTGTGGCAGCATTATCATACTCCCATATATTGTTTGAATTTGGAACATCTACCCACGCCATATTACTCTCCTAGTTTTTCGGTTATTTCGTCTGTGAAATAATCTTCTAATTGTTCTTTTTGTATACTATGTTTTGTAACAACACTATCAATTGCGTTTTCAAATTTTACTACTAAATTCTCTGTAGTAATATCATTATCTTCATCAATAATTTTATATACTTCTTTAATAGCAGTTTGCATAACAGGAGTTAACTCTCTGTAAGCATTGCTATCAAATAGTTTATTGTTTTCTACAATATCACTAACTCTTTTCATACCGTGATTAAGCACCCACATTATCTAATGATACCTCTGGTGCGTCTGCTGGTGCCTCGGTAGCAACTGGTTCAGCAACTTCTGGTGCAGTCGCAGCCGCTAACTCTGGTCCTGATTCTCCAGGTGTTCCATCTACGTTAGTTATTGTTCCGTCTTGATTGAATTGTCCTGGTGTCGCAATATCTGGTTTAGGACTACTAAATGCTTGGGCATTAAACATATTGCCAGCAACATCTTGTCTCTTATTATCTAATGCGTCACCTACTTTAACTCTTAAAGCGTCTTTAAATGAATCACCGGCTTCAGCATTTTTGCCTGCTGATAATTTATCTATAAAGTTTTTTACTTCACTACTCATATTTTTTCTCCATTAATTAAGGTTATCTTCACTATCAACAGTTTGTTGATTAGGTGATGATATTATTCCTGTGTCTATTTCTTTTTTAATTTGATTGTCTATTTTTTCTATATCTGCTTCAGTTTGTTTCAGTATATGCTTTCTAACATACTCAACTGAAAAGTATTTTCCAACATAGTCTCTTACATCATTAGCTAAACTTATTCTGTCTTTCAACATTTCAGCATGCTTAAGTTCAGCAAAGTGACCATCTTGTAAAAAGTCATAGAAAATATTGTCTCTGATAATTGGCCATTCTTCTTCAGCAATTACTCCTTTTAAAACAAGTTGTGTTTTTAAAATATCATTAAACAGTTCAATAAATTTCTTTCTTAATCTTTGAACAAATTTAGTAAATTTTAATTCGTCTCTTGTGATTTCTGTTGATCTTCCTAAATTAAAACCTTGAGAAGCTTCTAATCTACTTGAAGGAACATTTAATGATCTATAAAGTTTTGCTCTAAAGTATTCAATATCTGTTATTTCTCCTAGATTTTGACCACCTGGAAGTGTAGTAATATCTGTTCCTCTACCACCCTCTCTACTCGGTAACCAAAAGTCCTCTAACATAGACATATAGTTTCTATCATCTCTGATTTCTCCTGTGCCTGCGTCATAAACAAGTTTATTTCGGTATCTTGCCATAACATCTCTCAAATATTGTTCTGCTTTTAGTTTAGGTAAGTTACCAACATCAATTTTGAATATTCTTCTTTCAGGTGCTCTTGCTATTCTGTAAATAACAGCAGCGTCTTCAATCATTCTTAATTGATTAACTGGTTTAATTGCTTTATGTAAGTATGATAATACTATGTTTTTATTCTGATCTATTAATCCTGATGGACAAAACGCAATTGTATCAGGTGCAATTTTAATACCTTGTAAACTAGCACCGCCTACGCCTCTTTCATTGTATATAAAGTATTCCATCATTTCGTCTACCATATTTGTAGCCGATGGAGCAACTCCGTCAGGTCTTCTTTTTCTTACCTCTCTAATCTTTTTGATTTTACGAGGGTCAATATATTTAAGTTCAGTAATACCTTTTCTATCAGTTGTAGTATCTATTATCTTTTGAAAATAAATTCTACCATCAACATACCATCTTCTAAAAAGATCGTGTCCTCTTGTGTTGAATTGTAATAGTCTTAATATTTCTGCAAATTCTTCCTCTATTTTTCTTCTTACATCACGACCATAAGGAACAGATTCAGTTATCATTTTAACCGATTGTTTGTTCTCGTTTGATACAATTGCCTCATTGACGATATCTTCAATCGCCATGTCGCATTCAGGATGTAATGAAATTTCTCTATATCTTCTTATAAGATCCGATTCGGTTTTTGCACTACCTTCCATGTCAAGGTGTGACG